AATTAAATCACCCTGAATCATCATTAATTGACCTTGACCGTGTGTCTCACATCATTAATGATATATGGTGGGACGGACATATCCTTATGGGTAAGTTACGTCTTCTAACATCACCAGGATTCCATGAGAGAGGTATTGTATCTACAAAGGGTGACCAAGCGGCAAACTTGTTAAGACAAGGTGTTACTTTGGGTATATCTTCACGTGGGGTTGGTTCTTTAAAAAAGAACGGTGAACAAAATGAAGTACAGGATGATTTTGAATTAATCTGTTTTGATTTGGTATCTTCACCATCTACACCCGGAGCATATCTTTTTACAAACCCTGATGATAGAAGCAAATTTGAAGAAAATTTGGAAGAAGAAAAAGTTTCAAGAATGTCACCAATTGAACAAGAAAGTGGTACAAAGATGAACCGCTCTATTGACTTATTGAAAAAATTAAATCATTATTTGGACAGATAATTTAAAAAACATGGACGAAAAATATTTTGTAGCAAAAGTACAGTACGATTTACCTGATGAAAACACAGGTAAATTAAAGAAAATCCGAGAGGAAAAATTGGTTAAAGGTTACTCTGTAACCGATGTTGAAGCCAAGGTAACATCCCGATATACTGGGTTTCAACATGATTGGAGAATCACAGCAGTCTCCGAAAGTAAAATAGACGAAGTTATTGAAGATTAATAAAAACCCCTCCTAACCGAGGGGTTTTTTATTTATTTAGTGTTTTTGATGGTCATAAATAGAATTTTTTAGCATATGGATATATTTATATGTTAAATTATTCAATAATAATATGACAGAAAAAAAGTCGTTAGTTGAGGAAGCTCTACTCCAAATGAAAAATTTGGAACAAGTAGTAGCCGAAAATGCAAAAGGAATACTTGCTTCTACAATGAAGGAAGAAATCTCAGAACTAGTAAAAGAGTCTTTGAAAAATGAGGCTGAAAAAGAAACCAAAGAAGTTGAAATGGATGAACAATCAGAGGATGATGTTGACATGGAGATGGATATGGATTCAGATGATGAAGAAATGGATGATGTTGAAATGGACTTTGACATGGATTCTGACGATGATGAATCGGAAGATGAACTTGATATGGACTTTGATATGGACTCTGATGATACACTACCAATTGATATGACTATGGCTTCAGATGATGAAATCTTAAAAGTTTTCAAATCTATGAGTGATGAAGATGGTATCATTATTAAACAAGATGGTACTAACATTACTTTGGAAGATGAAAATGATGATGTTGAATACATCATTCAAACTGAAAGTGACATGGAAGAAGAAACTATGGAAATGGAAGAAGAGACTATGGAAATGGATGAAGAAGATTTGTCTGATGAAGATTTAGATTCTATGATGGCTGATATTTTTGGTGAAGAAATGGAAATGGATGAAGAAGAAGATATGGATGAAGTTGTTTATGAAATGGACATGGATGAAGAAGATGAAGAAGATGAAGTAGTGTACGAAATAGAAATGGATGAAGAAGACATGGATGACATGGATGATTCTGATGAAAATATGTCTGAAGGTAAAATGACTGTTAAACCTGTTATGGGTAAATTAACTAAATCTTCTTTAACAAACAAAGCTAAAAAAATGGAAACAAAAGAAGGTTCTATGATGAGTAAACCCGTTGTAGGTAAAGGCGTAAAAACTGGCAGTGCAAAATTTGAATACAAAGAAGGTAAAAAAATGGAAGCTAAAGAAGCTTCTATGACCGTTAAACCTAAGGGTGTTGGTATGAATTTGAAACCTAAGAAATTTGAATACACTGAAGCAGAAATGGAAGAAAAGTATGGCTCTAAAAAACACGAATACAAACGTAAGGATGTAAAAGGTGTTGAGAAAAAAGCTGGTGAAAAAGATGGTCATTACAAAGATTACGAAAAAGAAGAAACTAAAGAAGCTGCCAGAACTTATGGTATGGGTTCTAAAGAAGGCAGAGGTTTAAGAAAAGGCATCACTAATAACAGAAACTATGTTTATGGTAAAAATGGTGTTAATGAAGAAATTCAAACTTTGAGAGAAAAAAATGAAGAATATAGAAAAGCTCTTAATATCTTCAGAGAGAAATTAAATGAAGTTGCGGTTTTCAATTCAAACTTGGCATATGCTACAAGATTGTTTACTGAACATACAACAACTAAACAAGAAAAAATTAATATCTTGAGAAGATTTGATGATGTTGAATCATTAAAAGAGTCTAAATCTTTGTATTCATCTATCAAAAATGAATTAAATACTACTAACAGTACTCAAAGTGTTGTAACAGAATCTATTGAAAGAATTGGAAAATCTCCAGCGTCAGGTTCTTCACAAAACTTAATTGAGTCAAAAACGTATGAAAATCCACAATTCTTAAGAATGAAGGATATTATGCAAAAAATACAAAAATAAAAAATAAATAAAACTTAAAAACAAAAAAATACTAAAATGGGTGCATTATTAGAAAGCGGTCTTGTTGGTAACATTGGTTTGAAACACCTTAAAGTTATCAAAGAAGACACAATTAACAAATGGGATAAACTTGGCTTTTTAGAAGGTCTTAAAGGTCACATGAAAGAAAACGTGGCTCAGTTGTATGAAAACCAAGCTTCACACTTAATCAACGAAGCTTCTTCAACTTCTGATTCAGGTTCTTTTGAAACGGTTGTATTCCCAATCGTGAGAAGAGTATTCTCTAAATTATTAGCTAACGACATCGTGTCTGTACAAGCAATGAACTTACCAATTGGTAAATTGTTCTACTTCGTACCTAAAATTCAAGGTTATTCTGGTGGTACTTCAGCGGATGGTTTGTTTGGACAATCAGGTTCACACTACGCTCCTGTAGGTTCTCCTGGAAACTATCCTGGCGACCCAAATGCTGGTTATAGTGCTGCAGATAGTAATGGTCTTTACAATCCTATTTACAATAAGGATTTGTATGACTTATTCTACGAAGGTAACGAAGCTGGATTAAATCCTCCTGGTTTGTTTGACTATTCAAAAGGTCAGTGGACTGCAGTAACTGCATCAACTGTAACAGTTGCTTGGACTAACGCAGGTGTATTAGTTCCAACTGGTTATTCATTAGACAACTATAGAAAAGTTATTATCGTTATGAGTGGTTTCTCTAACGCTGGTGCTGGTCAATTGATTGGTCCTAATGGTAACACTATGGATACTGAAGAATTCTTATCAGGTTTGAACATCTTAGGTGTATCTGGTAACGTTTATACTTCGGCAAACACTACTAACCCTTATTTATTCAGAGTTGTAACTCAAAGATATGGTAAAGGTATTGTTCAATACGGTAATCAAGTAAATACTACTTGGCCAACTGGTAATAACTCAGGTGGTTCTTATTACAATGTATGTAGTGCTGATGGATTTATCTACTTAGAAGTTGATTTACAAGCTCCTGTTTGTATTACTTGTGGTGATTCATCTATGGATGGTTACACTGGTTCAACATTCTCATCAGATACATCAACAAATGATGCGTTCTTAGCAATCTACAGAAACTACAAAGAGTTGGAATTTGAAGACCAAATTGGTGAAGTTTCTTTTGACCTTGAGTCAGTAACTGTTTCTGTTACAGAAAGAAAATTGAGAGCACAATGGTCTCCTGAATTAGCACAAGACGTTGCGGCATTCCACAACATTGATGCTGAGGCTGAATTAACAGCATTGTTATCTGAGCAGGTTGCAGCAGAAATTGATAGAGAAATCTTGAGAGATTTGAGAAAAGGCGCAGCATGGAACTTGAGATGGGATTACAACGGTTGGAAGAGACTATCTTCTGCTGGTACTACTCCTTACACTCAAAAGGATTGGAACCAAACTTTGATTACTGCAATTAACCAATTGTCGGCTCAAATTCACAAATCAACTTTAAGAGGTGGTGCTAACTGGATAGTTGTATCTTCTGAAGTATCTGCTATCTTTGATGACTTGGAATACTTCCACGTATCAAACGCAGCTCCTGAGCAAGACCAATACAACATGGGTATTGAAAGAATCGGTACATTGTCAGGAAGATACCAAGTGTATCGTGACCCTTACTTCCCAGCTAACCAAGTGTTAATCGGACACAAAGGTACTAGCTTGTTGGATACAGGTTACATTTACGCTCCATATGTTCCTTTACAGTTGACTCCAACTATGTATAACCCATTCAACTTCACACCTATCAAGGGTATCATGACAAGATACGCTAAGAAAATGGTTAACAACCGTTTCTATGGTAGAGTAACAGTTGATGGTGTAAGAACATTCAACTTACAAGAATTGAGATAATATATCTTAAAACTTATAAAAAAAGGGAACTTCGGTTCCCTTTTTTGTTTTTACGTGGTATTTATATACAACTAATAATTAATAATATGGCTTGTAAAAAATCAACAATAACAAATACTTCAGGAAGTGTTGTAGTAATATCATATACGAGATGTGATGATAATTTTGTAATTAATAATTATGAAATCCAAGAAAATGAAACTGTTAACATTTGGTATGTAGATGGTACATATAGAACAGCATTTGAAAATGTAACATTAACAGATACGGTTGATTGGCCTCAATAATATTTATTTAATACAACAAATTGATGGCTTGTAAAAGAAGTAAAATAACTAATAATTTTAATAAAATTAGTGTAATATCATACACAAGGTGTGGTGATAATTTCATAGTTAATAACTATGAAATTCAAGACAATGAAACCGTAAATGTTTGGTATGTTGATGGTACATTAAAAACTGCGTTTACAAACCAAACAATAACCGACACAATTGATTGGCCACCAGTTACTGTTACACCAAGTTCATCATCAACAACACCGACACCAACACCAAGTAATACCGCAACGCCTTCAGTTACACCAAGTATTACTCCAACTAATACAACAACACCAACAGGAACATCAACACCTACGGTAACACCAACCAATACAACAACACCAACAGGAACATCAACACCTACGGTAACACCAACCAATACAACAACTCCGACAGGAACTCCATCGGTATCTGAAACACCAACTGAGACTCCTACATCAACACCAACTGAGACTCCTACATCAACACCGACAGAAACTCCGACAGGAACTCCATCGGTATCTGAAACACCAATTGAGACTCCTACATCAACACCAACTGAGACTCCTACATCAACACCGACAGAAACTCCGACAGGAACTCCATCGGTATCTGAAACACCAACTGAGACTCCTACATCAACACCGACAGAAACTCCAACAGGAACTCCATCGGTATCTGAAACACCAACTGAGACTCCTACATCAACACCGACAGAAACTCCGACAGGAACTCCATCGGTATCTGAAACACCAACTGAGACTCCTACATCAACACCAACAGAAACTCCAACAGGAACTCCATCGGTATCTGAAACACCAACTGAGACTCCAACTAATACTCCTACGGAAACTCCGACAGGAACTCCATCGGTATCTGAAACACCAACTGAGACTCCTACATCAACACCGACAGAAACTCCAACAGGAACTCCATCGGTATCTGAAACACCAACTGAGACTCCTACATCAACACCGACAGAAACTCCGACAGGAACTCCATCGGTATCTGAAACACCAACTGAGACTCCTACATCAACACCGACAGAAACTCCGACAGGAACTCCATCGGTATCTGAAACACCAACTGAGACTCCTACATCAACACCGACAGAAACTCCAACAGGAACTCCATCGGTA